TTACACTACATTAGTGACCTGTAACAGAGCATTAGCGCAAGGTGATTTTTTGTCTTCTTGCGCTAATTTTTTGTCATAAAAACATGTCGCACTCCAAAGGCACACAAAGCCTTGCAAACCTATGCAAAGATTTGTATGTCCCATTTTTGTCCCAAATCACTTAGTAATCAGCAATAAAAATTGATCGGCAACAACGATCAATTAACATGCATTATATAGATAAAAACTATCAAATTATACATTATTGATCGCCTGTATCGATCAAATCAATTTGTAGTGCTACACTCCAGACCTTTCCGAATCCGCTGATTTTCATAATGTTGAAGTTATTCGCTAAGTACACATCGATCGGTGTTCTTAACACGCTTATTCATTGGGGCGTATTTGCTTTTTGTGTGTATGGGATGCATACGCATCAGGCGCTGGCGAACTTTTCCGGTTTTGTTATCGCCGTATCGTTCAGCTTCTATGCCAATGCGCGCTTCACCTTTAACGCCAGCACCACCACGCTTCGCTACATGATGTACGTGGGATTTATGGGAACACTGAGCGCCGTTGTTGGCTGGATGGCTGACAAATGTTCCCTGCCGCCACTCCTTACTCTTGTCACCTTTTCAGCTATCAGCCTGATATGCGGATTCATTTATTCAAAGTTCATTGTCTTTAGGGATGCGAAATGAAAATCTCGTTAGTCGTTCCGGTCTTCAATGAAGAAGCCACGATACCTATTTTCTATAAAACGGTTCGCGAGTTTGAAGTGCTGAAACCGTATGAAGTTGAGATTGTTTTCATCAACGATGGAAGCAAAGATGCGACTGAATCAATAATTAACAAAATAGCTGCATCTGATCCGCTCGTTATTCCTCTTTCGTTTACGCGAAACTTCGGTAAAGAACCTGCTCTTTTCGCGGGTCTCGACCATGCAACCGGGGATGCGGTCATTCCTATTGATGTCGATTTACAGGATCCGATAGAAGTTATCCCCCATCTCATTGAGAAGTGGCAGGCTGGCGCGGATATGGTGCTGGCTAAGCGCTCAGACCGCTCAACTGACGGGCGCATGAAGCGTAAGACAGCTGAGTGGTTTTATAAGCTGCACAACAAAATCAGCAATCCGAAAATAGAAGAGAACGTCGGTGATTTCCGATTAATGAGTCGTGAGGTTGTCGAAAATATTAAACAGATGCCAGAACGTAATCTGTTTATGAAAGGCGTTCTGTCATGGGTGGGCGGCAAGACTGATGTAGTTGAATACGCCCGCGCTGAGCGTGTTGCCGGCGATTCAAAATTCAATGGCTGGAAATTATGGAATCTGGCTCTGGAAGGAATAACTTCTTTCTCAACATTTCCGCTCCGCATATGGACTTACATTGGATTGTTTATTGCAGGTATGTCATTCCTTTACGGTGCATGGATGATTATTGATAAATTAATATTTGGAAATAATGTTCCTGGCTACCCGTCTCTTCTTGTTTCTGTACTTTTTCTGGGTGGCGTTCAATTGATAGGAATAGGTATTCTTGGGGAATATATTGGCAGGATTTACATAGAAACCAAACAGCGGCCTAAATACATATTAAAGCGTAAGGGTTTTAAAAGTGAAATTTAATAGTAATGACAGGATATTTATATCAATCTTTCTTGGATTGGCGATTATATATACATTTCCTTTATTAACACATCAATCATTTTTCGTTGATGACTTGGGTAGGTCTTTATATGGCGGGTTGGGTTGGTCAGGCAATGGTCGCCCACTTTCCGACTTTATTTTCTATATCATTAATTTTGGAATCCCAATTATAGACGCTTCTCCGCTACCTTTAATGCTAGGGATAGTTATTTTAGCATTGGCACTATCCTGCGTCAGGGAAAAGCTGTTTGGAGATGACTACATCACAGCATCTCTTTGTTTTATGATGATTTTGGCAAACCCATTCTTTATAGAAAATCTATCATATAGATATGATTCATTAACAATGTGCATGAGTGTAGCAATATCTATTATCTCATCGTATGTCGCTTATCAATACAAGCCTATAAATATCATAATATCATCCATTTTAACCATTGCATTCCTTAGTCTTTATCAGGCTGCGCTGAATACTTACGCAATATTCTTGTTGGCTTTTATAATTTCAGATGTGGTTAAGAAAAACTCAATTTCAAATATCACAAAAAATACAGCATCTTCTGTCGCTGGTTTAATGGTAGGATATTTTGCCTATTCTTACTTTATTGCAAAAAGGCTTGTAACAGGCCCTTACAATATCGAACATAGTAAGATTATAGAGATAAACTCAAGTTTATTTGAAGGGATAATTTCTAACGTCTTATCATTTTATAGAATGTTTAGCACGATCTTGAATGGCGATAATTACTTAATCTACTACTCGCTATTCTTTGCGCTAATCATTTCTTTGATAGTCATAGTTTTAAAAGCAATCAAAAGAGATGAAAATAAGAAAACAAAGTTATTGCTAGTAGTTTTAATTTTATTAGCATCAATGTTCTTCATCATTGGACCAATGATTTTTCTAAAATCACCAATATACGCACCGAGGGTATTGATTGGTATGGGTGGCTTTATGTTTTTTTGTTGCCTATGCGTATTCTATGCTTTTGAAGATAAACAGTTAATATCAAGAATATATTTTTCTTTTATTCTTTTAATATCAACAATATTTTCTTATGGTGCTTACAATGCCATAAATGCACAGTTTCAGCTTGAGGAAAGCATTGTAAATAGAATATCTCAAGACATAGATTATCTTGGATTTGGAAGAGACAAGAAAAATATAAAATTCATTGGCACAGAACCGTATGCACCAATAAATGAAAACATAGTAATAAAGCATCCTTTAATGAGAGAGTTAATACCACGCATTATTAACAATGATTGGATGTGGTCAGAGGTGTTAATGCAAAGAAATGTGTTTTCTAGAAATTACAGACTATATGACAAAGAGGTTAAACTTGAAAATGGGTGGAAAAAATCTGGTAATAACGTATACGATATTGGTGTTGTAGGGGAAACCATAGTTGTTAGGTTTAATTAGCTATAGAATATTTAACATAAAATAAAAATGGGTGTTTACACCCATTTTTATTACATATCTAAAGTGTTGCCAAGGTTAATCTAACTAATTCTCCATTGGGTTTTTTCACTAAAGCCTTTAAAGAAGTAGAATTATTTTCCCAATATGGCAAAAAACATGAGGAATCCTTTACAAACTCATCTGACGCGATGTCAGGAACAAATGGTATCTCTGCCCCCCTGCAATCTTTGTGGTTAATTTTTAATGATACAGCGTCAGGTGTGCTACCTGAAATAGCAGTAAGTTGAGTATACGCTGAGCCAGAACCGGGCCCCCCGTTAATGTGGGAGTACAATGCCCCACTATCCAAAGTTGTTGTTAGCTTATGTATTCTGAGTCGTAGGGCCGCAGAATCGTTATTGAAACTATTTATACGTGTGTTTCCCAGACCTTCTTCCATTAGATTGGCCACGTTAATTCTTGATGGGTCGACGAATCCGGTTATCCCGCTAACCGTACTGTTTGGGGCGTCGATAGTTAGCCCTTGGCCCGCGGTAGACCGGATGCCTATCAAGCGCAGCCCATTAACACGGCAAGCCCCTGAAATGTAAATCTGATTAGCAGGAAAGTCTTTAGTATTCGTGTCTATTACCGCAATGTTTGTGAACACTGTTTCATGCGTCAACAGATATGCTCCACTGCCAGCGCAATCTTCTACGGTAATATTAGACACATACATGCCCTTACCATCCATACCAAAACCTACACCTAACGCCCCGCGAACCAGAAGATTATCAATCAGGTGATTTAGTGGTAACTGATGCAGTGGGTATTGGGTTATAGGGTAGTCCCCTGGCCTGTCCAACTCCGGATTCATGTCAGTGTCAGCACCTAAATCGAATCCGTCCCATACGGGGTAAATAACGACCGAGTCGCGGAATTGCAGATTATAGTTGCGAGAGGTTGTCGAGCCCACAGTACCTTGCCAAGTTTTAACGCCACTCTCCCCAGCGCGATATGAAGTAAACCCAATAACTCCACCATCACGTTCAAAGCCACCATTATTACGTAAAAACTGGGCGCTACTTGCTGACCCATAGCTGGTTCGTCCGCCAATGACATAGTTACCCTTCCCCCAATCGCCGCTAAGGTTTTCGAAGGTTATAATGCCATCTTTACCTCCGCTTGGATTATTGGCGTCTACCATCTTGCAGAAGTGACACCCTCTAAACAAAAAACCAGCCATTAGACCGCTAGCCCGATGAACTTCGACCCCTATACATTCTCTAATTTCTAACGTAGACGTTATGTTTTGCCCTTTTGCATTAGGTGGGAGTAACGTTTCTATTCCTGGGAATTTAACGTAATCGCTTACGGTTGGCTGATACCCATCAGTTTTAGATTGTTTTAAAGTGGCAACGACCGCTGCGGCATCCGTTAGCCACTGATTGTCATCCGTCCAAGGCTTGATAACCCATGGTGTTGTAGTGCTTTCCATAAAAACCCCGGCAATGCGGGAACCTTTGCCTAATTTCGTAAAAATAAGATTTCCATCTCCTATAAACTTAGCTTTACATTCTATAGTCAGAACCTTTCCGCCAAAATCAACTGTCTCTCCACCATAAAAATTATAATCTCGATCGATAAGAAGGCCATCAACCGCAGCAGATGCTGCATCCTGCAATGTTGGATAATCTGATAATTTTACTGAATACTTAAATTTTTTATCAGCTTCTATTGAATATTGATCTGGATCGTACTTCAATACGTTAGCAATATAGTCAACCTGAGAACCATGGGCATCATAGATAGCCATGCTATGACCCTGAACGGTGACAATTTTCACCAGTTGGCCGTTGTATACGATTTTACCGGCTGCGTTGATAATTAGCGGCTGAGTAATCTGGACGTGAGAGCCATCCTCATTTTCAATGTATACGGGTATCTGATTGGCAGGATTAACCGGATCGGTATCAATCTGACCAATGTAAATTTTCCCATTAGCAACAGCTTTAAACGAACGGGATTCAGTGAAGATTGGACGAGGGTTAGAAACAACTACGTTTGCGGTGATATCTGACATTTAACTTTGCTCCAAGCAAAAGTAATCCACACAGTCGAGCTGTAGTAGAATTTTGGTATAAAAAAACCCCGCCGGAGCGAGGTTGGTTTTATTGGCCGAGAATTCGGCTGATTAAAATATCTTGCGCAAATCTACGCCATACACAGCAAGCCAAGCGGCTCTAGGCCAAGACTTAACCGATCCAAATCGCGGGTCATCTACATCATGCGGTGAGACATCATTATCCCGGCACCACTTACGAAGTGGCTGCCATTTGAACTTCTGCCCAAGCTTCTTTTCAACCGGGATAATGGCGGCGTAGTTCTTTCCTTCCCCTACCCGTTCGGCTAATTTGTTTTTGGCGCGGACGGCTGCTGATGCGGTAGCCATTGCTGTAGCTTCGCGTTTTTCTGCAATCCACAACTTTTCTTTTACCGCTCTGTCACGCTGTTGCTCAAGAAGCCGATTCTCTTTGACCTTTAGAAGTAAATCTTCCAGAGCCTGCTCGTATGTCTGCGGGAGGATACTTTTTACCAAGGGACGGAAGTAAGCATCTTCCAACCGCTCGAAGAAAGACCATGCTTCGTCTGTATCGACAATCTTCGACATCCGCGCCGCGCCCTTCTCCGTCCACAAAACAATTGAACGTGCTTTGTTAGAAATTTGTGCGTGACTATTAGTCACTCGCAAATTCTTCAACTCTTGGCCTTTAATGGTGAAGATGTGAATTCCTTCAATGAAGCGGCCAGCATTACGTGACAGGTTTTTCCGAATGTTAGCCTCATCCGTACCATAACCCGAAGCCAGCGTTTCAGTCGTAACAACACGCAAACCACTCCATTCAATAACAGGCAGCGGCTGGGGATCGACATTTGGTTCATGAACTGCTAAATTTAATGAAGTCATTAAGTGGTCCTTATGACAAGATTCAATGGAAGCCGGTAGCTCGTAACTATCGGCTTTTCTTTTTGCACCGTCCTGTACGTCCATCAGTGAATCCATTCCTCACCGCGAAGCATTGCCAACATTGGCTGCGCATGCTTCACGACAATATTGCTGTTATCCAGTTCCTGCACTTCACGAAGCAGGATCTTCTTGGTTTCCACGGTCATATAACGAATGTCGTGGGCGATGTCGTATAGCATCCCTGCGTATTCTGACTTAGCCTGTTTCATTGCCGGGTAAAGCTGCTGGCTAACTCGTTGGCTCTTCTCCATCCAGAGCTGTAGATAGCAAAGGCTGATTAACTCATCATCTGTGAACTGTTTGGCGATCGGTGAATCCGTGGCTTCACGATCCAAAATATCCAGCACCCATCGGCGGAACTCTTTGGCCTTGGGCGTAGAAGCGAACATCGCTACCAAGTGAGCGCCTCGGAGTGAGTAAACTCTGACCGATTTGTTACGTAAGCTATTGTTTATCCCGTTGACCTTCATATTGAGGGTCAATGACATTGAGTCGGAAAACTCATCAGCATTACGGGCATAAATTTGGCTGATGGCATCAGTTTTTTTATAGCCGAGAGCCTTAGCTAGTTCGGTGGAGGTAAACCAGATAGACCCGCCCTCTGTTACTGGGTTAAAGGTGAATCCTTGGAAGTTATAATCTGATTTTGCTACAATATTCATGTCGATATTTCCGTCGTAGGATTTGTTCGATACCGAAGCCTGACGGTCTAGCCACCGTTGGGCTTCACTATTTTTATTGGATGACAACATCGCCTTTTGCCTCAAGTTTCATCAATAACTCCATTCGATAAGCAATCTCTGCCTGAATTGATCTATGACATCTTTTTGCTGATTCGCGGATGTGCGAATCAACGTTTTCTGCAAAACGAACCTGACGCGGCTTGATGGAAGATATCTTTTCAGCCATTATGCACTCCTGTTTTTGAAAAACTCATAATCTCACTTTTTGTAGTTTGATTATTCACTCACACTCGGAATGAGTCAATGAATTTCTTATGGTGAACTAATGAATTTTGACGATCAATTCCCATCAAGAGTATCTATGGCCAGACAGTCCAGAGGTATGACGCAGGCGCAGTTGTCAAAATTAGCAGGTGTTGTTCAACGTCAAATAGCTGCATATGAGGGTGGTGAGGCTAAACCACGGCTCCGTGTGTTACAGGCATTAGCCAACGCATTAGGTACTACGGCTGAGTGGTTAGCTCTGGGTGAAGGTCAGGGTCCGGGAACCAAAAACGTCATGCCTGACGTTCTGGTAAAGCAAATACCAATCCTCAAACTAGATGAAGTTATGCACTACCTAAACACAGGTGAACATTCATCGTCTAGATTTCACCCAGCAATATACAATGTTGGTGATTCTGCATTTGCATTAACTATTGAAGGTGAGGCTATGACTACAAGTTCAGGCATTAGCTTTCCCAGAGGATCAGTTGTTACGTTCAGCCCTCTAGTAAAAGCTAAAAGTAAAGACTATGTAATAGCATCATTGGATAAAGAGCAAATATTGAGCTTCAAACAGGTTTACATTGGTGAAATAGAGACAAACCTCGTATCCCTAAACCCAATGTATCCTAATATTCTTGTTAGAAATGAGGATGTTAGTATTTTGGCAACCGCAGTTTACCTTGAAATCCCGTTGCTTTGATATTTTTGAGGAAGCTACACAGCATCATCTGCTATCCTGCTCAAAACTAAGGAGGTTGGTGTGTTAGAAATAATCGTACTCGCTCTTGGGATATCCTGTTGCGTACTATATGCAGGGTTAGCTGCCCTCAAGAAACAGGTTAAGGAATTAGATCGCTCACATGAAATTGATACAAAAATTGCGCGATTAACAGAAGAGAATAAACACTTAAAAAATTCCATAAGGACACTAACTGATGACAACTACAAACTGTCCAATGCACTGGCTAAGTGGGAAATAGTAAGTTATGAAAGAATGACGGACATGATTTTTTCGTCTTATATGGCTACAAAATCTCCTGAAACATCAGGAAAAGGAATAATTGCAGCTATTGAAAAGAGAATTAAATAGCCATCCATGGCGTTTAGTCACTGCTGTGTTGCCTGGTTAGCCAGTAGTGGCCTTACAGCCGTAGCAGCCTGACTCAACGCTCTTTCATAGGCTGGCGTTCCTGCCTTAGTATTCGCCAGACGTAAGAGCGCATTCCTTGCCATAGGGCTTTCATAAACCCTAGACATAAGGCCAATTCCTGTTTCACCGGCCAAGAGAGCGCCACCAGTTTTTAGATTACCAATAACCCTTACTAAAGGCGCAAGTGTCATACCAGTTTTTGTCACAACATTGGCCTCAGATGCTCTTTTGGTAGCTTCGAGAATAGATAGCATCCCCTCTATCTCTTTTCCGTGCTTCCCGCCAAATACAGTTTTAAACACTTGACCATTTGCTTGTTTTTGCAGCTTGCCAAGCTCGGTCATCATTTTCTGAGGGCTGTCACCTACCTTGTCAGCTATTTTGCTGATATATGCAGCCCTTAGCATGTCTTTGCCTTTTTGATCGAGTTTCCCGTACAATCGAGCTATATCTGACCCATATTGCCCATAAACAATGGTATTTACAGTCTCTGGTGTTAAATCGCCTTTGTTTAGAACGTTTTTAAGTCGCGTCTGAGTTGCATGCGTTGCCATTTTTGCATAATCAGCTTTTCCTGCTCTCCATGCTGAAGCATCTTTTGGGCTAATTCCTTTCGCTATAGATTTACTAAGGCTATTGGTTAGCGAGTTATAGACCCTGTCTACCATTGTTTGCGACATTGATGGCAGAACTGTGCGATCGCCTTTTACGTCAATGCGGAACTGAGTTCTTAGCTTATCAAGTAACTCAAAGGCATCATCGCCACTGGATATCTCCTGAATGGCATTCTTGTAATCATTAAGAGCAGAAATGGTCTGGGTATCAGAAACACCTTTAAGTTTTCCAAGTTCGTTTACTGCGCCGTCGATAGCTCTTATGGCACCACTTGTATCAACTGTCTTACCAACCATTCTACCTGACAGGTCGTTTAGCTTTGACTTGGCTAACGATTTTTCCCTTGCAACACCTGACTTTAGGCTATCAACTACTACCGATGGATCATAGTCGCCGTATTTTTCGGTGAAACGATTAACAAGCTTGGATCTGGCATCCTGCTGAGCAGCTCTCATTGGTCCAGTTCCAGCGATGACCCCCTCTGAGTAATCCTGCAGTTGATTGCCGAGCTTTGTTTTTGGAGGGACTACATCCGATGTCATAACTGGTACATCTGCCGCAGCGGCACGCTTGAGCAATTGCTGATCTGCAGGAGATATATCACCTCGCAGCGCTGTCACTCCTCTTCCTATCCCTTTTGCAACAGCCGATAAAGCCCCTTGTGCCCCAAGGTTGATGGCGGCATTCTTTGCAACATTGCCAGCAAAATCACCTTGCTGATTAGCGGCTTCAGCGATTGACCCGATAGCCATATTACCCGCCACTCCAACCCCAGGGACAAGATACCCACCAATAGCCTCCCCTGCCTGAGCATATGGATCGGTCGGTCGGTCAACGGGGCGATACACGTCATCCAGCACTTTAGGTCCGCCTAACCCTTGGCTGATTGCGTTAATGAGGCTCGCCCCACCCTGCAATACATCAAAAGGTATGTTTACCAGACCGCGGCCAGCCTGCTCGGCGATTTGTCCTGCGCCCTGCCCGCCAGTCAGGAAATCACCGGCACGCTGCATTAATGATGGTTCTGTCTGCTGTTCTGCTGGTTGTGTTTCTGCTGCCGATGCCTGCCCAGCAAAATACTCATCAATGGCGGCACCAATATCTTCCGTGCTTATACCATCAGGAAAGGTGAATGTCTTACCGTTGGCTGTAACTTTCATTATTCCACCGTGAATTGAATGCCGGATTTAGACGTGTAGCTTCCTCCGACTGATTGCTGAGTCGCTGGCTGCTGCCTTGATGATTTCTGCCCACCATTATCAACATTAACGTTGTACTGCTGGTTATAATTGTTGGTGTATTCCTGAATCTCACGAATAGACTGCTGCATAGCCTCCGGGCTTGAGTAGTCAACCTGCGGCATCCCCTGAAAATACATCTTCGCTTCTGCAATGGTGTTGATACCGCTAGCCCCCATATCTCTTGCTGCTGCCACGCCCTGATTCTGCATTCTGCCCTGAATACGTTGTGCTGAGTTATATAACTGGCGTTGCTCTTTGCCTGTGAGTCGGCTGCGAACATCTGCACCAATTGCCGGATTTCCTGCTCCGCCAGTCATTCCAGTCATGAAGTCAAGAGCAGAAGCATCTGCATTTGCGATTGCATCAATGTCTTTCTTCATCGCGTAGTTCTGTGCGCTTGCCGCAGACGTTGGAGGTGCGGCAATGGCGCTTGCCGGGACACGAACCATATTGCCGTTATCGTCAATACCTTCGTAAAACGCATTCGCCCCTGCGCCGTGAAGTTTTCCACCGACGCTGACTGTTCGCCCGTCTGCAAGCTGAACGACCCGATTTCCTTCGCTGCCTGATATCGTTCTGGCGTTTGCTCTTTGCGTTGCCAAATCTTGACCGCGTCGCGCTGTTGCCGCTGACATATCTTGTCCACGCATTGTTATATTCTGCCCGCGAGCCTGAAGCCCCTCACCTGCTTTATTGCTGCGGATTGTTTCAGCAAGTCGACCTCGGTCAATCTCGCGACCTGTCAACTTGTCCTGAATATCAAAATACTTTTCTGGTCCTACCGCGTGCATCCCAATAAGGTCTGTTAACTGCGTGAAGCCTTCAGGGCTTTGTTGATATGTCTGCCACGCCTGTTCAGGAGATACGCCAATTTGCTGCAGCGTATTCTGGTGAGTGGCAAGCTCTCGCATCACCGCTTCTGGCCCCTGAGCGGCGGCAATGTTCAATCGTGCAGACATATCGCCCATCGTCTGATTTCTGTCAGCATCAACAAACCCCATGCCCTGACGAATTGTTTCAATCTGGTCTGGATTGGTGGCTGCAAGTTGACGCAAGGCGTCGCGATCACCTGCCGCATAAGCCTGACCGAAAGCTTTTTGAAAGTCAGAAAGCCTCTGAGCAGCCTCATTCTGCTGTATTGCCTGGCCAACTGCGCCAAGCCCCTGAGCAAGTTGAACTCCAACGTTTGGGCGCTGGCTGAAGTCGTAACTGGATAATGATGGTTGTCCGGGCGCGCTCTGGTTCGCTACCTGCATTGATGGCAACCCGGCGAGTTGAAATGTAGCCACGATAACTCCTTAGAAGAGTGAGCCAAGCAATCCGATACCTGCACCAATGCCTGCCCCCCACGGCGTCGATGCACCAAGCATCCCGGCAAGACCAGCTCCTGCAAGCGCACCACTCGTACCCCCGCTAATGGCACTTCCAAGCGTGGATTGACCAGAACCCTGAGAGCGGATAGCCGCCATCTGTTGCGCAAGATTACCTGCGTTATTTGCATAGTTCTGTCCTGCCGATGCCTGGCCTGCTGCCGCAGACTGACCAACGTTTAACAGGTTGCCATAGTTTTGCATCTGCCCTGACAACCAGTTCTGCCCGAGCGTTGGTGCAATGGATGCAATTTGGTTTGATGTTGCTGTAGAGCCAAGACCTCCGGTGGCTTCCGCTGCATTCAGGCTTTGATAGCGAGCCTGATCAGCCAACTGTTTATACTGGTCTGAGTTGTAATACTGATTGAGAGCGCTGTTCTGACCTTCCAGCGTTGATAGCTGCTGAATCTGCTGGAGAGCCGGCAAACCTGCGGCGGCGTAAGGTGCCAACTGTTCCATCACACGATTGAATTGTTGGTTTTGCAGGTCTGCTGCGTACTGTGTTGCTTTTGCGGCTTCTTTTGCCCCGCTGCTTGATGAGCCACCTTTACCGCCTTTTTCAGGATAATAAGGTTCCTCACCGCGCAGTTTCCTGCCCAGCTTAAATGCATATAACATGGCTATCTCCCGTGATTCAGGAAGTCGATTAGTTCTTCGCGTGTGGCGCTGTAAAACGTCACGTCATCCACGCCTTTGAAGTATTTCTTGATGGTTCCTACACGCTTAAGGCCAATCATTGCGCAGTACATCTGACCGTGGCGAAATTTGCGTGCAGCAAATGATGTAACGCACTGAACGGTGGTGTTGGCGAGAATGTATCGCCAGAACGTCAGCCCGATTTCCTTACTGAATCCTCTAATCTCAGGCAGATACATGGCGTGGCAGTCAAAGGTCAGCGGCTGAATCTCGTTGTAATACACGATGCCACCGAACTGACCATGTACGTTCACTTCGAAATAGCGGCACTCAGGCTTGTAGTCGTATCCGTCACCGTTGTTGCTCCCGGCTATGATGTCGGGATGGTTGCCGACCGTTTCTATCAGGTCGATGTTTCGGGTGGGAGTGAATGTAATCATCAGTTGATCAATCCATGAGTTCGTATTGCATCTTCGAGAGCTTTGATACGCTGCCGCGCCTGCTGCAATCCAGTAGCCATAGCTGATACCTCAGACTGCGTATATGTGGCACTGACCGTGTATGCCTGGTTAGCGTTGAATGCACCGAGAAGCGCAGCTCCTGTTGCTGCTGTCCATCCGAGCTGTCGAGCACCGATAACTTTAGTACCGCCAACTGAATAGGACGTTGTCACGTTGAGAGGTGACGCCAGCGATTGTGTTGCGGTGGCTGTTTTCGATACGTAATCAACCTGCAATGCAGAAATATTTCCTTCAGCCGTCGTCACTCTACCATCAAGAGCACTGACATCAGCCTGCAAGGTGATTATTTCTCCTTCAGCCGTGGTTAGCCTGACATCCAGCGCCGCAATTGCATTGGTATTTGCAGCAATACGGATTTCATGGTCGTCTACGTCGATGCGTAACTGCTGAATTTTCGCTTCGTGGTCTGCAAGCTCAACATCCTGCTCATCGTTCTTTACCTGCGCGTCATAGGCACCTTGCCCTGCTTCGTTTGCCTTTCCCGCAATAGCGCCAACGTCAGCCCCCTGCGCGATTACGTAGAGCAGATAAGACCGGCTGAAGACGTTGCGTGGGAGGATTGAGGCATCCAGACGAGTAGCCTGAATAATGACAGGATTATTAAGTGACGGGTCTGCCATATTTTACTCCAGACGAATTTGACACCCGGATAGTGTTACTGGTGATTTGGTGATTACTCGCAGTTTGAATCCGATTAATCGACGAATGCGCCCAACACGTTTCCATAAAACGCGCTTGTCGTACACAAACGGCTCGTTCTGCTCAATCATCTGTTCACGACCGTAATTGATGCCGTCAGTTGTTGCAGACAGGAACAGGCGGTCAGCGTATTGAGCAACACCAGTGGATGATTCAACCTCAAGGTCGAAGCATCTGGCGTTATCTGCTTTGAAAAGGGGCGTAAACAGTAGGTGTTCTTGTTGTTTGTCGTACTGGCTGCTGATGTCGAATTGCAATTGTCCGACCACCGCTTCTGATTTGTCGCCGCACGTTATCTGGTTTCCTTCGTACATGAAGTCGACGCCGCGATATACATCATCGTAAAGCCCGGTTTTCAGCACACACCACTGAGGTCCGTTCTGGCTGGACGATGCGTCGTAAACCAGAACATGGCGAGGGAGATGAATAATCAGAAGCTCATGAGAATCGAAGCGCAAAGTCTCCATCACACCCGTCGCCATTTCTTCAGCGGTATATGAGCGGATAATTTTCTCAATACTGGCGGTCGCAATTGGCGATGCCTGCCCTGAACCGATGATGTAGACGGAAGGTGCGCCAGTAGCCGGATGACTGATAAAGGCGTATGAATCAGCGAACGGCGTTTTACAGTATGTACCGGCAATGCCCTTCTGTACCATCAACGATGGCTGTGCGACATACAACGCAGCGCCAGCGGTGGTTGCGCCTGTCAGGGAGAAATACTCTATCGTTGACGAACCAAAGCAGACGATGAAGTCTCTCCATGTTCCGATGCCGATGATGCCGTCAGGCTGCGACTCTGCGCGATATTGTGCGCTGTAGCGGTCAGGATGCGATTCATCTTCGAGGTCAGTGATAAACCATGAATCAGTGCCGTCTTTTGACCACGCATAACGCCCACGTAAGCGCGTAATGTCACGCACTGAACCTAATTCATACTGCGTGAATCCGCTGTCTGCAGGCCAGTTTGAGACGGTTTTAACCGTGCCATCATAGCGATACTCGACCAGTTGGCCATTAACGCCTACCGCCTGTGATGTCCGACCATGTGCCATTGATACGCGACCACTTCCGGCAACATCACCAACTTCGCTTTCTCCTTTGTAGAGCTTGCCACCACAAACACGATAAACAGCATTCTGAGCGGTGTTGTACTCAACTCCACGCGATACGCCGTTCATATCATAACGTTTGGTAATGCCAGGGAATGAGCGGAGATAGCCGCTGCTGTTAAGGATTTCTTTGGGTGTTGCCAGCATATTCACTGGCAGATAGTCGATATAATCGGCGTTCTTGAAGTCTTTACCCATTCCCTTCATCATGGGGAGTTGTTGAATCGGCATTCTGTTCTCCGGGGAAATAATGCCATTCGTTCAGATTGGCGAAACTGTTTCCACTGCCTGTCGGCATGCGTGACGGGTAAGGCGCTCGTTTGGCTCTGGAAATGGCGGTTTGCTTATAGAGAAGCTCTTTTCCGTATTTAGCAGTGGCGATAATTTTGGCAGTAGCCTCAAGCGCATAATCAGGAGCAATGCGGCAGGCCAGATTATGGAATACGGCGCTGACTGCACTGGAGCGAAGGCCATGGTCGTCACCTTCAGCAGGAGGATTGTCATCATCTGAGAATACATATCCGGTAATGATGCCTTTCCCGTCCTGATACCACTCCGCCATCATCGCTTCCAGATCATCAACGGCATCCTGCATAGACTGAGGTTCGACATCAGTGAGAGTTGCATCTGATGCTACACCAAGCTTACGCAGCGCCGCCCTGACCAGATCGCCTTTAGTCTTTATCTGCATCGCTTTCCGCCTTAGGCTTTGGTCCTGGCTTTTTGCGTTCTTTGGTTGCCGGTTCTTTCGGTCGCAGGCTTAGCAGACGATTCAACACATCATCTGCCGTGTGGCCGTCCCATTCCTTGCCAAACTCAATTTCCGTGCCTTTAGGCAGATGTTCAATTTCACTCTCTGGGAGGTGGTATGTTACCGCGCCTTCTGGGGTGTCGATGCCAGCTAACACCCATCCATCCCATTGCTCGCCGTCATGATGCTGGAAGCTCCACCATGCGCTTTCGCGGAAGGCATTCATTAGTGTTGAAAACAGGCGCACTCGATGTGCATATAGTTCGTTAAAGGTGTGGTATCCATCAGATACTTCACCCATGTCTTTCTTGACCACGCATGACTCGCCGATTGGTTCGTCATTAGTCTCCGGCACCTCATTTGGATGCTTAACCCAACCATCGGCAAGGTGATCTTCTACATCGCTGTCGTCGACAACTTTAGCCTGAACTTCCTTGCCCCATACCTTCGTTCCACGACCCTGCTTATATAGCATTACGCCCATATGTCACCTCAAATAAGAAAGGGGCCGAAGCCCCTGTTAGTTACGCCTTCTGACCAGGCAGACCAACACCTATTGCTTCCGGTCGTGTCGCGTTTACGCCGTACCACAGCGCAATACGGCACAGGCCGGACATGGTGGAAATATCACCCTGCGTAGCGAAGATACCGTTAAGGCCAACATCCGGGATGCTGAATGAGGTAGTTTTCATACCTGCAAACAGTTCGTGGTTGGCCGGAATCGGCTGAGACACAATACGGATGGCGTCATCAGCCCAGAACACATTAGTGCGAGCGTCTTTAACGTTCAGAATGTTCACTGCCATTGCATCAGCCAGCGAGGTATTAACGTTGGCGTAGGCGCGTTGCTCAGGAGACAGGGAAACATCATCCAGCGCAACTGGCTTCGGCGTAATTTCAACGTGAGTAGCGTCAACAACACGGACCACGGAGAAAGTCGCGTCCTGCGCCAGCACGTTCTTAGCCATCTGACCGAGGAACTTAACGCCAGCAAACGAAATTTTGTCGCCGCGTTTCAGGCCGGTAGTTGCAGACAGGGTGACGGTAGCAAAACGGTTATCAACGTTAACTTTGTTGCCATCGTTATCCAGTTGCCATGCGACAGGCTTGAAGGACTGCGCACCGGATACAGTGATGCCAGTTGCGGTGGATTTGGTCAGCACAGGAAGTTTCGGAGAGCGCAGGACATCATCGAAGCCAGCGACCTGACGCTGAATGGTGCCATCGCGGTATGCTTCTTCAGGGATGCGCCCGAAGATATCACGCTTGGTCAGGTCATAACCCGCCTTTTTGTAGTCCTGCGGGTTGAAGAAGTACGATGTCCCCATGTCGCGGTTAAGTTCGCGGGAGAACATCAGTTCTTCTGCATCGGCCACAAAGTTCCATGCGTCTGCGGTATTAGTGCCGATAGCATCCGGCGAAGTGATAACCAATGACCCCATCTCGGCGGCCATGTTTGCGACTTTCAGCTCAACGTTATTCGCCAGCTTGCGAGCGGCGGACTGGATGCGGTGACGATACGCAGTCTCGTCTCGCAAGTCATCTGCGCGTAACTGGAAGAAGTCGTTATCCGGCTCTCCCATGTTTACCGCGACGTTAAGCTCCAGTAACCCTGTCGCTTTATCAGTTAAATCCCAACCCTCCTGAGTGGGGGACTCCTGCTCTACAGGCATCCAGATGGTATTGCTGGAGCGCTGCATAGAAGAAGCAGGCGGGGTGTATTTCTTGGCTTTCTGCGCCATTGGAGTGATTGCGGAGATGGTGTCAATAATCTCATCCACCGCCAGTGTAACAATTTGACCTTCGTTCAAAGCCATTATCGGATTCCTTTAAGTTTTGCCTTTAGCTTGCGGTAAGTTTCCACATCGCCCTTGCTCGCAGCCGCATCCATCTGTTTACGAATGGCATCTTTATTTGCTGCGCTGACATCACCGGTAATCGGCTGGTCAGCAGGGGGAGCGGAAGAGATTTGTTTACCGCGAGGCTTGAGAGTTAAGCGTTCGGATAGTCGAGTTAGTTCAATCAGCGCGGACTGCCCATCCATCGCCAGTAACTGGCGGGCTTTCTCCGGGTTTGCACCCAGGTGATACATGAGCGCGGCAGACTTCTCCGGGAACAGGCGCATAATGTCGGCCCCAACCGCAGGCGGAACCAGTTGCATAAATGCGTCTTCTTTCTCCTGATAGTCAGGGATATTGAGCTTTTCTGCCGCGTCATAGTGTTTGCGGGCAGCTTCGACGTATTGCGCTGATTGCTGGGTAAACTCCTGAGTCTTGCGGCCCTGTTCTGCTACGGCATTGCTGCGGGCGTCCTGCGCTTTCATTAGCCATTCGGTATTGGCAGCATTGAAAGCGGCAAGCGCACGGCTGTTGTCGTAGTCATATTTAGCCAGGCCTTCTTCTGACAGATAGGCATTAATATCCGGCTGAGGTGGAAGGTCAGGGTTTACCCGTAAACTCTCCGGCAATTCTCCGCGCTTAACCGCCTCCATCTGCTGCTCAAGCTCGCGCTGTCGTTTGCGCTCGATTCGGCGGCGGGCGAATTCTGCGTTCTTTGCCGGGTCTTGTTTTGGTGCTGTCTCATCGTCCTTCAGGACAATCTCAAAGCCCTCTTCCTGACCTGCATTGTCGTTGGCATTATCGACAACTAAGCCATCAGCAGATGCCGCTGCATGATCGCCGGACAGGGTTAAGTCTTCAGTTGCCTGAATTTCGGTGGTTGGTTCCATGATTAACTCTCTCTTATTGAGGTGTCTCGGCTACACTGCCGGAAGGTTGATTTTGTCTCTGCGATTGCAGGATATTGGCAATGTCCATTCGCTGCTTGTGCGTCTGTTCATCGCCTTTAAGGAGTAACTCAGCATTTGCGCGAGCGTCTTCGCTGCGGTCCTGCTGGAATGAAGCAACGGTTTTAAGGAACTCTCTAAACTCAGATTGTTTACTGAGGTCCATGTTGTTGAAGATTTCTGCGATTCTGGCAGCGTTAAGCTGGTTCTGCGCTTCGACTTTAGCTGCATCGATTTGCAGGGACAGCGTCTGGTTCTGAGCTTTAGCCAGTTCAGCCTGCCCCTGCAGGAGTACGCCCTGAGCCTGAACCATTGCCGGGTCTTGTTGACCTTGTTTGGCTTGTTGCGCCTCTACTAACCATTGCTGTTCTTCGGGCGTTTCTGGCTTCTTAACGCCCATCTGAATAAGCTGCTTGTTGGCATAGTCACGCATCATCTCAACACCTTTACCATCAAGCAGGGTGAAGTACTGAAGCAACAGCAGTTGATATTCTGGCGTTCCCTGTGGCGTCTTGCCGAGCAACTCAAGAATTTCTGCGCGGTTTTGCTGCTTCATGGACTGGAATGATGGTCCAACATCCGTGTAGCACTCATAGCGCCCCCTGATATCGTTTAGTACCTGCCGCTCACCAGTAGCAAGGTCAACAACCTCAGCCATTAGCTGAACATCTTTCTCGCTGCCATCCTCAAGGGTAATCGTAACGTTGCGAGGAACATCGTAGATGTCATTAACTATCGACTGGTAAATCTCTCCGTCACGGCGCATAGCGGTAGCCAGATTATCCTGAAACACGTATGTCTCAAGGTCAGCCCTCATATTCAGTTGATTGACGGTATCAAACGCAACCTGTCCGCCATTTACCGCTTCTGTATCAACTCCGAGAGTGGCAACCTCTTTTACTGCGCTGGTTGCTGCTTCCAGCATATAGGCGTTGGCTTGCGGCACTTCCGGGTTTTCATAATATGCCAGCGGCTGAGTCGGAAGGTCTCCACTATTTTCGTCAGTGCGATTGAGCAGGTAGTATGGGTAATCGTCGTTACCGTCGTACATATGCTCAAATCCTGCAATCTGCTCAGGCCAGAAGAACGGCTTCTTCTTCGGAGTGCGGGCCACGATGTCGGCGTTGAACGACATAATCATGTTGCGCAGACGCTGACCGTCTTTTGTCAGGCGGACGACACCCTCATACACTTCTTTATCTTCAACGAAGCCCCACTCTCCGAATACCGGAACAATGGGGATATGTTCGCCAGCAATGAGCTGCTTGTCTTTGAGTACAGCAGTGCAGGTGATAATCGATTTGTATACCCGGCGACGCTTAATCTGGCGCTCTGCAATTTTGATAAATCCACTATCAGCCAGGTCATCGATGACGTCTTTAATATCGCGCTTAAAGTAGCTTACCGGCTCACCCGTAACCGGGTCTTGGTAGATAAACGCCGTCTCTTTCTTCTCGACCACTTCGTAAAACTCAGCGATCTGAATTGTGTCATGCGTCAGCCATGGGAATACCCAATCGTTGGGGTTCTGGAATGATGGAATATCATCCGCATCGAGGTCGTATTTTTCTGCGAAATCCTCCCAACCATTCTGGCTCATTGAGTGGATAACTGTGCAGTGACGGGCGTCAGACTTGTCCATCAGTTTGCTGTTGCTGTCCCAGATAACATGGGAGCAGGCACTATGGATAGGCTCTCGACGGATAACCTGATTGTTGCTCGTTGGACTTTGGTCTTCGTAGTCAGTGACCAGACGCCACGCACCTACACCTGCTTCAATCTGCTCACGAACAGCGACGTTGACCGCGATTTTTGCCGTATTGTGTCGCATGTCTGTGCGATACATGCCCATTAGCACATCAGCAGCGTCAGGACTTGCTCCATCCTTTGGGCGATACAGAACATCAACAGGGTTCTGACGCATCTCAGAAACGAGTTTGCGCACCACAGGACGTACCACATCGAACTGCCCGCGATATTGTAGGGTTGTGTATTGTGATAGCCAGTCATCCCACTGAGATACGCGGGAGAAGAAGAGATCATTCTTGGCCTCCCTTCTGGCTTCATCGCTGGCTGTCCAGTCCGCATCAAAGCGCGACAGGATACTCTCCAGCCTGTTTTCATTGTCGGCCATTATCGTCCTCTGCGTACTGGTCTAATCGGTGCGGGAATTTTCTTTTCTTTCGGCTTTCTGATATCGCGCATCATCCTGGCGAAGCGGCGCATCATGTAGCCGTAGCGAGTAGCATCGAGCACATCATCGTTGGTCTTGACGATCTTGCCGTTCTCGTCGCGATGATAGAGACGGAACTCTTCAAAGAATGGTTCGCATGTGTTGAATACTTTGAATCTTCCTTCAAGCATCAGGTCACGAAGCTCACTAATGCCTGACTCTACTGAGTTACCGCCATCCGGGAACGTTGCGTGATCGGGAAGCATAGAGAACCCGGCAGACGCATATTGGGTTTTAAGTTGCTCACCACCGCCCTTTTCGTGTTGGTGACCGTCATGAGGCCACGCGACAGGTATTTTGTTAGCCCACGACTTAACAGCACCCCATGCCTGAACTGCGGTGTTCTCTGATTTCTTCCACACACGCGCCAGATAGAAAACATCTGCGTCTTTGTCCCACCAAAGCTGAATGTGAGCTTGCGGGTGGTTCCAGCCGAAGTCCTGAGCGTCGATAACATAGAAATGATCCGGGCATTCGAATGGCTGGCACTTAATCGTCTCTTCCGGTATCTGGAATATTCGACCGCTACCCATCGTAGGAATACCGCGAGCACGCGCCTCTCTCTCATGCTCAGGATAGGATGCGATGATTTGCTCTTTCTGCTCGTTGGTGTAGTGCTCAGCGTCATAGATGGTCATGTTGACCACTTTCTGCGACTTGCTGGGATTCTTCAGGAACTTGGTAACAACGTCAGACATCCCCATCAGCGGGGTAAACGTTAGAATTGAGAATTGCCCGTATTTGTTTGTACGGGTAAGACCTTCGCCATAAATGCTGTATGGTGGCTCTTCGTCAAACCACACGCCGTGGATTGTGTCACCCTGCCAGCGTGCACGGCCTTGCGAGTATGGCTTGAAGTAGCAGATTGAAATGCCATCTTCAACACCATCAGCCGTGTGATGCTTAACCAGAAGATGATCAACAAGGTTCGGAAAGAAAGGAGACTTCTTCCAGCTAATGATGTCCTCTTTCGGTATTGAACCGTAGCCAGGCTCATCATTCTCTTCGATACGCCCGCACAGGATGCGTTGAGTCGTTTTGGTTACAGTCTCGTTTGTTTCACCGCCAATCCAGAAGACAACTGGCTCATAGAAACGCTTACCTTTCCACTCTCCGCCATATTTGCCATCAGCAGGATAACCTTTCGTTCCCGGGTATCTACCGGTAAGGTGAAACGCAACTTCAGCAGCGCCAGTAAATGACTTACCAAGCTGGTTCCCAGCCATAAAACATCGCTCTGGATAGTCATGGCCGGCGTCGATGAACTCACGCTGTTTGCTGTATGGCGTAAATTCATATAGCAGGTGTGTATTTCGGTAGTTCTCTTCTTCTTCGAGTAGCTCGAGCAATTCGATTTGCTCTTCGTCGCTCAGGCTATCAAGAATCGCGTCCAGTTCCACGGTTGAATAGCTCCTTGATACGAGAGCGGCGCTTATCGCGATCTCCCTTATCAGGTGTCACGTCTTCAACTTGCGACTGCTCTTTGAGGCCCAAATCTCGGGCGATGATGTTAGCGTTGAGAAGGTCAGCGGCTGCGCCGGAGAATTTTTGGTCGTAGATGATTTGCTCTGCTCGCGTAACGACCTCAGATAAATCTTCTCGCATTCGATATGTGCGCCATGTTTCAAGCGTCACATCGAGGAATAGAGTCAGGCCAGTGATGGTCATTGCTCGCATCTTGGCGATTGGCTCTTGTGTCACCTCACCCTGATATGAGAACGCCTTCATCTCCCATAGTGGGTTAGCTTCCACCCATTCGAAGTATTCACAACAAGCAGCCCACAGCGCCTCAGGCGACTCGAATTTCGGGTTACGCCCATGGCTACTGCGGGCCTCCCAGAATCGGTTGCCCTTTGGTGCTGCCATAAGTTAGCTTCCTTGGGTAGTTGCGATAGTCACGTTAGCCGAACCATCAAATGACGTTGAACCTGTGACAGCGCCGGTTAGTGTGATAGTACGGGCCGTTGACAACTTATCCGCCGTATCTGCATTCGTTACTGAACCGCTTGCGGAAGTGTACTTAGCTTCAAATGCTGTCTTGCTCATATAGAGCAGCTCGCCGTACTGGCTTCGGAACAGATATCCACCGACCTCCGGCTTGAATACGGCCACTGTTTGCGCTGACATGTACTGGTCAGCATACGGACCATCGAATTCTGCGCTTGCACTTCCGTCATTAGCGTATTTGATAGCTTTAATCGGAAGAGCAGACACATATGCACCGTCAGCATCTTTGTAGAGAGGCCACGATGGCGTGAAATTTGGATTTGCCATGATTATACTCCGGCAGTGAACAGGTCTAACGCTTCTTTTGCCTCACGAATAGCCTTTTCTGCGCGAGCTAATGCCGTTCCTTCACCCTGCGCCAAAACCAGTTGGTCTTTGAACAGTTCGAAGTTCAGCTTACTTCCAGCAACGAATGCGATCGCTTTCTCTGCTGCTGCGGTATCGCTTTGAACTAAACGGAGGATATCGAGGTTCATCTGCTGTAATTCTGTCAATGCTGTAATCTCTGCCATTGTGTTGGCTCCGGTTGTTGGGATAAGCCATTGTCTAGACCACTCATTGAATGGCCTCTGCAATAACCGATGTCTTTCCATCAGTCCGCCACCACAAAGAATCTTTTTTGCCATAAGGCAGGAGGTTCATCTTTCAGTGGCTGCCAGTGTTATTTCCCCACTTACTGGCTTGGGTTGTTTCGTGGTACTGCCGTAACTGGTTACCCAGAATAAATTCCGGTTTCATTATCAAGCCCACCCGTAGATGGGCTTTGTAATGGATAGCTGTTGCTCAGCTCTCGTAATGCTTTGATTTTTCCGATAACGCAGTTTTGCGTTTGCCATCAGCACGCGATATCGAGAGTCAACTGCAGTTGCTCGCGCCAGTACTCAACATTTGCTTCAATAACCGGCTTATCCCATCGCCAGCGAGCCATCTCTCTTGCCCCATTGCTGGCTTTTGATTTCCGGTCATCGCGAATGCGACATGCTTGCTCATATTTCTGCTGCTCAGTCAGTTCACCGCGAAGCAGACTATCAATGTGCAGGTCGCACCATACGGAGAATTTCGGATCGCACCATCTTGCAAAGGCAACTGATAACTTTGGATGCAGCCATGTTCCGCCGCCCCTGTCCTTTCGTGCCTTGCTTGTTTTTACATACCCGGAATCACGGGTATGTAGAATTTTCGATGGCTCACCTGAATAAACCTCATCCAGAGCTCTAACGTATTCGAGAGTTTCAGTGTTGGACAACCAGTGATCCAGACGCTTCCCGAAACGTTTTGCAATATCAGTGGCATTAATCCAGCCATCAGTATTGAAGCGGATAGGTTCGCCTTTGTAATTTAGTGGAACGATATTCATAGCGTCTTACCTTTTAGAAAGATGAGCCTGTTCGCACAGAAAAGCCGCCCCGAGATGGTCGCCACCATATACGGCAGTTCTCAGGCTCAGCTTTCTGAAAGACTCGGGATTGTTACGCGCTGCGATGCGCGGTTTACTGCAGATGTAAAAAAGCCCCGCAAATGCGAGGCATTTTCCTGAAAGTCACTTGTTAAATTTCTATGTGATGGAAATTACTTCAGGCATTGCGTCCTGATGTACTCCTGAAGCGTTCTCAGTGCTGTTTGGTCGCTGATGATTCCATCCCGGATACCGAGAACGTTTCGTCCAGCAACTGGAGAGAGTTCGACGGTGGCATCATTGCCCATGCCGGAGGCGCTGGAGGTTTCGGCTGAGGATGGCACAGGACATTTGCCTTTGACGAGCACCCGACCACCATTATCAAGCTTGCGCCGAAGAGCATCATTTTCAGCTTTCTCATCAGCTAACTCCTTCGTGTATTTAGCATCGAGTGCATCAGCATCAAGCTGGCGCTGCTGCATGTCAGTAATGGTGGCGTTCGCCTTCTCCAGTTCACTGGCCTTGTTATCGCGCTGCTCTTTGTAGGAGATGGCGTTATCACGGTAATGATTTGCCAGCCGACCGGAAACAATTAGCGAGACGAGCAACAGGCCAACAAACATCGTTTTCCAGTTGAACATCATGACAGGAACAGCGCTCTTTCTCGCCGCCTCCTAGGAAGGAGAATATCAGGGTCCTTACCAGCTTTTTTCCATAACAGGAAAGCATCTGCTGCTGCCTGGTAATTCTTTAAATTCAACTGGCGAAGAACGGTAGAGCTGGCAAATGCTGATTTACCTATGTTGAATATCAGGCTACATAGCGCATCATACTGGTTCTGATTTAGCGGGACGCGAACAAGACTATTTATCGCATCTTCAACCCACTGCAAATCCTCTTTAAGCAGTTCAGAAGATTTTTCGGCTGTGATTGTCATCCCTGATACGACAGGATTACCATCCACTTTTCCGGTATGCCCAACCCCAATGGTTGGTATCCCCCTGCTATCTGGATAGGCTTTTAGTCTCTCGCCCTCTTCACGTTTTAATCTGGTGATTCCGTTACTGCTGATTTGCATCATCGACTCCGGCTTTTTTAGCAGCGAAGCGTTTGATTAGCGAACCAATCGAGTCTGTGCCGATATAGCCGATAAATACACTCGCTATGTAAGCAAGATTGCTACTCAGTCCGGCGAAGACTAAAAGGTCACGAATGAACCAGGCGATAATGGCGCACATCGTTGCGTCTATTAGTGTTTTCTTAAACGCACCGCCATTATACCGACCGCGAAGGTACGCCATTGCAAACGCAAGGATTGCCCCGATGCCCTGTTCCTTTGCCGCCATCATGGCGGTTAACAGATCATGTTTTTCTGGCATCTTTTTCATGTCTTACCTCACGACCGTGAGGATTTGTTCAATGTTATGAATTGGTTGATCTATTTATGAACAAACCCGCGATACATTATCTATATGGTTTGCTCGTCACTGCTGTCGCGAGGAAACCATTAGGGATACTGCGCAAACAGTATCCCTATCCATCGCATTTAACGGCCATTAATGGGTGCACTCGTAAATACACCCGGTAATGAGCATTCTTAATTAATTTTTTACTAAATTACCCATCTTTTATTATTAATAATATTTGATATTTGTGATGGGTCTACGCCGTATTTTCTTGCCATATCAGATCGAGACATTGATTTGCGCGATCGTATCTCGGACACTTGTTCAGTGGTGAGTTTTGCCCGATAGTGACCCTCCCCCTTGATAGCAACTTGCAATCCGGACTCGTGAGCATGCAGCATATTCTGGCTCGGAGTTACCCACTCAAGGTTAGACGTATTATTGTCAGTCTTAATTCCGTTTATGTGGTTTACTTGCGGATGTGAGCGCGGGTTATCAATGAATGTAATCGCTACTAATCTGTGAATGTAAAGTTGTTTAACTTTTCCTTTATCGCAGAGGGATACCTGCAAGTAACCACCACCATGTTCACGAGGCTTAAGCCATCTACCTTTCCTCAGCTTTCCACGCGTATCAACTCGCGAATGCGAATAAACGCGGCCATCAGTCGTTATTGCGTACTTGCCTTCATATCCTGCGATATCTTTTGCGTTTTCACTCAACATGAGCTACTCCACAATCTTTATGTTTGATCGCCAACAATACTTGCCGCCCATCTTCACGAAGCCCAGTCAAGCGCTGGGTTTTCTTTTGTGTAAAACGCCCTACCCCGTCGCCACGAATGAGCAAGGGTATCTGGATGTGTTATGGTGATTGGTGATAGGACGCTTTCAGAAATGTCGTGCAAATAAAAAAGCCGCCGCAGCGACTTAAGATTCACTAACGGCAGCTTATTCGCTTATGATTGCTCATTTGCTCATGGATGTCAACACAATCTATGCAACATGTTTAATTTTATCCACACGTTTACGACTATTGAAGGCATTTAGCATCGGTTGATAAAGCATGAACAGGGATGCCTTGAGTACGTCATCTACTTCTCTCCGACAGGTAATAAGAGATGGCTTGCGCATCCTTTCTCCGCCACGGCCTGACATTTTGCGGGGACTTGCAGTCTTGTGATAGTAGGATGATATGGCGTACTTAGAGGAACCATGTGCGTAATAGCTAAGCAGAATGCCAAAGGCCTTTGTGTCGATGCGCATAACGGAATCTACGACCTGAGAAATCAACATTCCGTCATCATCATTGCACATTGGCCTTGTCATCACTCTTGATGGTTCTACCCTCTCCATAAACTGCGCTATAACGCTGCTCATGCGTTTTTCGAGTCTTCCTGAATAAACCCATGCCCCCCATAGCTCAAGCCACCCATTAAGCCAGTCATGCTGCTCTTTAGTGAGGTTCAATTCTCGTATACTCATGCAGCATCGCCTCCCGCTGGCTTGTTCAATCCAACCCGGTTCACCAGTTCACGCTCTCGCTCATGCAGATAATCCATCGCCTTCTGGTGTTGCTCCGTCATCTCTCTGACGCTGCGTAATTCAGCCTCGTCACGTTCACGCTGCTGTTTCGCCTGGTTAATGCTGGTTACGGTCATAGACACCTCTCCCGCCCTGATGAATCATTAAAACGCCGTTAACGATGGCGTGATACCTGGCTTCTTTGTCGTACAGATAACGCCTGACTGTGTTGCGGTGGCACGATAAGCGCCGTGCTACTTCTGTCTGGTTTCCATATGTCTCTATGAGCATGTCTGGAATGGTTTTGACAGTGTGTGTCATGCGGCCTCCCGGATAACCTGCTCATGACTCAGATATTGACCCCAGCAACTGACCAACAATCTCGCTTTCACAGCGGCTTTCTCTTCGTTGCACCACCTGCAGAACCAGTTAACAGCGCCTTCCATTTCTTGCCTAACCTTGCCGGCATTGTCGAAATGCAGCGGATAGACAACATCATCGAAAATTGCCGCAGTGGTCATTGGGTATTGGATTTTGCTCATGCTGCCTCGCTTCTGCTGTCACGTAGGTCTTTAAGCTTCTGCTGATACTCCGCCTTAATCGCTTTGCACTCTTCGGTAGTCCAGCGATGCCGCTTATGGTCAGATTCGATTTCGTCTACTGCTGCAATCCCTATGCGCTCGATGAGCATCACGCGATAAGGAACCAGGTTCCCGCTCTTGTGTTGATTGCACACGACGCATTGCTTATGGATATTGCGTTCATCAAATCGGAGCTGAGGTGCCGCAGCGGTTGTTCGGTAATGCCCGGCATCCCACTGAGCAGACGTGAGCGTTCCGCACGAGATACATGGTAAGTCGCGGTCTCTTTCTCTGATGAAGGCGTTTACGGCTTGTTGGGCTTGTTTAATCCAGTAACTGCGGGGCTTTAAGGCGAGTTTTCGAATCTTCAGTTTATCTTTCTGTTTTTGCTCCTCTCGTCGTCGTTTCTTCTCTGCTGCTTTTTCTGCTTTTTCGCGCTCTTTGCTTCGTCGTTCGAGTGCTATCTTGGTTCCACACTCTGGAGAGCACCACCACTGATTAGCGAATGCAGGGTGAAACCATTCCCTACATTCTTCGTTTTTGCATCGTCTTCGCGCTGATTTAGCCATCGTCTTCTTCCTCGTACATTGAGCTATTCGGATCGCTCATCAGTTCTGCGCAGCACGCTTCACATACATGAACTTCCAGCACATGCAGCTTCTGACCGCAGTTAGCGCACGTTAAAGCCCGCTCGACGCTTTCTTTCTGGTATTGAAGGGATTGTGATGGGCTAAGCATTATTGGCGTCCTGCATCAGGAGAAAGACAATCATGGCGGCGCGGAGAGGTCTGATATCAAATATTGGACTCACGCCTTTTGCATCTACACACCATTCAGTTAACTGGTCTAAGAAAGAAATTCTGTATTTCTCAATAATCGGCCATGCGTCTGCCGGGTTATTACATGGGTCAAACGCGCCTATTTTAGTTGGACCTCTTACTATCACTGCGCTACAACTGTCTTCTTGTGTCCCTTGCCATCCCAGGCCGTTAAACTTCTTATGCCCTGTCGCTATCGCGACTCGCTTGTTAATTTCAAAATCACTTAACTGTGAATAATCCATTGTCATTTCCTCGCACGATGTCTTAGCCACCGGATATCCCACAGGTGAGCCGTGTAATTGAAGGTTTTTACGTCAGACTCTTTTGGGATTGGCTTGCGTTTATTTCTGGAACGTTTCGTTGGAAGGTATTTGCAGTTTTCGCAGATTATGTCGGTGATACTTCGTCGCTGTCGTGCCATACGTCCTCCTTCGTCTCTGGCAGCGGGAAATTACCTACTGGCGACCGCTCACATCTGATACACCATTGGTGCCAATAAGGTTGATTTGGCCGGAATCGATAATCGTCTTTGCTTTCTCCGCAGCGGTAGCAGTGTTTCATGCGGCGTCTCCAAACCTCGCTTTACATTCCAGTGCTAACCGGGCTTCGTCTGACCACTTAACGCCGCGCTCTGTACCGAATGCCTGTATAAGCTCTAATAGCTCCGCAAACTCGCTTACACGCATCCTGCTGGTTGACTGGCCTATTACCACGAAGCCATTCCCGGCAAGGTTAGGGACAACATCCTGCTGCTTTAAGGCTGCGGTAAACACACACTTCCAGCTTTCAGCGTCAAGCCATCGTCCATGCCAGTTTACCTGACGTGAGACATCACCAAGGCAAGCCCAAAGCTTCCGATTTTGGTCTAAGCTGCGGTTGCGTTCCTGAATGGTTACTACGATTGGTTTGGTTGGGTCTGGAAGGATTTGCTGTACTGCGTGAATGGCATTTTGCTGATGTGCTGGAGATCGAATTTCAAAGGTTAGTTTTTTCATGTCTTCCCTCTCCCCCAAATAAAAAGGCCTGCGATTACCAGCAGGCCTGTTACCAACTCAGTGATGTAAATAGTCATACGTCAGCCCCTTGTGCATATCGCTTTCTGCGTCCAGCAGGTGCATTTGATGCCGTGCAAATCTGTCTGGCTTCGTCCTGGTCACATGCAACAAAGTGTCCGTTGCAGAACCGCTGGTAAACCGTACCAAGCGAGCCAAAACGGTTTTTCGTCACGATGATTTCAGCAAATGGCGCGGCGCTACTGTTCTCGTCATATACCGCTTCCCGATAGAGCATGATGATTGAGTCTGCGTCCTGTTCAATGCTTCCTGAATCCCGCAAATCTGCGTTTGTCGGGCGCTTGTTTGGCCGCTTCTCAACATCGCGGGAGAGCTGGCTTAGGGAGATAACTGGAGTTTTCAGGTCTTTCGCCATCGCTTTCAGGCTACCGGAGATATGTGCTATGGCGAGGTCATTACGTTCCGCTTTTGGTTTCTCAATTAGCCCGAGATAGTCAGCCATAATCAGTGACAGATTAGGATGCTCCTGCTTGTGGCGTTCGGAAATGGACCTGATTTCTTCGACAGACAAACGCGATGCGTCAACTACCCACACATCCAGCTCTGCCAGCAACTTCATCCCGCTTGCAACTCTCGCCCATCCTTCATCGTCCATACGTGACGGGTTACGCAGCACACTGACCGACATCATTCCTGCGCCGGCAATCCCTCTCTCAACAACCTGAATGGCGCTCATTTCCATCGAGAAAATCAACACACCGCGCCGGACGCCAGAACCAGGAATAACACGACTTGCCACGCCTTCGGCTATCTTCAGCGCCAGTTCGGTTTTACCCATACCTGGACGAGCAGCAATAATCACAAGGTCTTCTGCGTTCATCCCTCCGGTGATAGCGTCAAGCTCTTCGATTCCGGTCTTCAGGGTATCCGACTCTTCTCCGTTCCTCAGACGCCTGTCAAGCGTGTCAGTGTAGTCATTGATGATTTCACCCAGTCGCACAGGTTTAACCTCGTTCCGCGGCTTCCTGATGGATGACAGGCGCTTTACAAGCTCGTCCATCGCTCTGCCTGATGCGTCCAGCGTGCCGTTACTGATTGGCTCCCGCATCTCATCCAGTAGCTGTAAAACCTGACGCCGTTGATAACTGTCTGCAACCATTCCGGCATAACCTTTCAGGTTTGCAGCGCTGGGACATGACCGCGCAGTCATCATCACCGCCGTTGCGTATTCATCCCCGCACTCCTCGGCCACCATCAGTCCATCAATCAGGTTCCTGTTTCTGGCCTGCTTTCGAATAACTTCAAAAGCTTTCCGGTAGAGCGGAATTGAGAATGCTTCAGGCTCCAGTGTTGCCAGAACGTCACTGGCGGTTGGTGTTAATCCGCCAATCAGCAAGCCACCGATAACGCTCGCCTCGATATCCTGTCTCATAGTGTTCCCTCACGAATTGCTATCAGTACTTTCGGGCGTAGCAGATAATCAAAATTAGCTACCCAGTCACGGTCGTTATCACCGAAATGGAATGGTCTGGCTGCTGCCATGAACGCTTTGACGTATGCCCGGAATCCGTCGATGTTTTTGGTTGCCAGTGAATCAATCAGCTTTTTCAACTTGCGTTGTCGTTCAGAATTGACCTCCACTGCATGTGGGAGTCTGTCACCAACAATCTCGTTGTAGGCAGCAAGATATTCGCTGTAGTTAATCTTGGTAGGTTTTCGCTTTTCAGGTTTAGAACCTTCATCGCATCCCCCTTTAGGGGGTAAGGGGGTATTTGTATTTATTGTCTTTTGTATATTGTCTTTTGTGTTTGACTGATTCGGTAAATTGGTTTTTACCGATTTGGTGAAGGTTAGTTTTACCGATCTGGTAAATGTTTTACCGAATCCGTTAACCTTCGTCTTCCACTCGGAAATATTTTTATTCATACCAACCTGACGCCCCACCTGAGTGAGAACCCCCATTCTGATAAGCTCGTTTTTGGCGGTAGAACATTTGGTTGGCGCCATGCCAGTGAGTTCAGCGAACTGTTCATTTCCGATCCAATCTATTTTTTTGTTATAACCGTATGTCTTGCGCCACACAGCCATAACAATCAGTAGCTGATGTTGAGTAAGCCCAGAAAGCATGACAGCTTCCAGCAGTGTATTTGCAGTCCGGGTGTAGCCATCGTCGAGTTCTGCCACGCGATGCTCCACAACCTCCAGATGAGGTTTTATCGGTGTAACTGTTGCAAGATTACTCATGACCTTTCCTCTTCAGTATTAGCTTCACTTTCTCCAACTCAGCCCGAAATCGACCAGGCTGTTTGAAGCTGGATAAGAACCGATCACGTAGTATGTTTTTGTGTAATTTGTCCTGGTCAGGACTGAGTTGTTTTGGCATAATTACTCCTGTGGATTGATCCAGTCTTTCTACATCAGGCCTCAAAACTGTTCCCGCAGTCTTGAGGCTTTTCTTTTGTCAGCAGATGCGCAACTTTCTTTGCCAGTTCTGCCAACTCCTCATCCTCGACACCCCACTCCAGAACCGCCAATAACATCCCCATCTTCGGAATGAAATCGCCTTTCCATCGTGAAATTTGAGATTCGTTAATGCCTAACGCATCAGCGACTTTACGCTGTCCACGAATAGCTATCCGGTTAAGGATGCTGCTGGTAATTGCGTTGGCTTTCTTGCGAGTGCTTGTGAGTTCCATATGTGAACATTCCTGTAGTTAATAGTTAGTTGTGCGCATTCGTTGATGCGCTTTGAAATAGGTTTACCGCGTTGTCGGCGGTTCAGATTGGTAAAGAGCGTTTTGCTTACGCCGCTTGGCGATAAGCGTTTTCTTGGTACTTCAGGGCGCCAGCTGTAACGATCTCTAATCGGTATGCGTCTTTCTCTGGGATAACTTCCTTCCACTGAGAGACCGCTGCATCGCTAATGCCTAAAGCCTTAGCTACTGCACGCTGGGTTCCGAAGTGGTCGATAACATCTTTCTTGTACATAGACTCGCTCCGAAATTAAAGAACACTTAAAGTATCTACTAAAGGAATCTTTAGTCAAGTTTATTTAAGATGACTTAACTATGAATACACAATTGATGGGTGAGCGTATTCGCGCTCGAAGAAAAAAACTCAAGATTAGACAAGCCGCTCTTGGTAAGATGGTGGGAGTGTCTAATGTTGCAATATCGCAATGGGAGCGCTCGGAGACTGAGCCAAATGGGGAGAACCTGTTGGCACTTTCGAAGGCTCTTCAGTGCTCCCCTGACTATTTGCTGAAAGGAGATTTAAGCCAGACAAACGTTGCCTATCATAGTAGGCATGAGCCAAGAGGATCATACCCTCTTATCAGTTGGGTAAGCGCAGGGCAATGGATGGAAGCTGTAGAACCTTATCACAAGCGCGCGATAGAGAACTGGCACGACACCACTGTAGATTGTTCAGAAGATTCATTTTGGCTTGATGTCCAAGGTGACTCTATGACAGCACCGGCAGGGTTAAGCATTCCAGAAGGAATGATAATTCTGGTTGATCCCGAAGTCGAACCAAGAAACGGCAAGCTGGTTGTTGCAAAATTAGAAGGTGAAAACGAGGCCACATTCAAAAAATTAGTTATGGATGCAGGCCGAAAGTTTTTAAAACCATTAAACCCACAATATCCGATGATAGAAATTAACGGAAACTGCAAAATCATTGGCGTAGTTGTTGACGCAAAACTCGCAAATCTTCCATAAGGGGCACCCGCCCCTCACACTACATTTTCCTTTAAAAATCAAATAAAAACTTAAGTAACGATAAAATATTTAAGTTTTCTTCAAAAATACACTTGACCATTTAATTAAGAAGTCTTAAATTTTAGCCATCAGCAGGACGCTGGTAGCCAAACGGAAAGGCAACGCTCTTTAACTTCGATGATGCGCTGACAAAGCGCGAACAAATACCAAACGAGATTGGTTTGGACTGGCGTGTGGTGGAGCTTAGGCCTCTAGCTGTACCGATCGGGCCGGACTGAGAAGCCACTTGAAATCCGGAAATTGAGACAGGTTCCGGCGCCAGTACCAAAGCCATTTCACATGAGGATTAAATCATGACGGTTATCACCTACGGGAAGTCAACGTTTGCAGGCAATGCTAAAACTCGCCGTCATGAGCGGCGCAGAAAGCTAGCCATAGAGCGCGACACCATCTGCAATATCATCGATTCAATTTTTGGCTGCGATGCTCCTGATGCTTCTCAGGAAGTTAAAGCCAAAAGAATTGACCGTGTCACCAAAGCCATTTCGCTTGCCGGAACGCGTCAGAAGGAAGTTGAAGGAGGATCTGTACTTCTTCCAGACGTAGCACTTTACGCGGCTGGTCATCGTAAGAGCAAACAAATAACAGCGAGGTAAGGTATTTGTCGGTTAAGTCGTTATTTTTTGAGCTGTTCGTCCTGTACAATAAGTTCATTCATAAGAATGTCTGACTTCCCGGCAAATCTCATGTAGCACTCATTAAAATACTTTTCCGGGATAATAAAACGGTCAATATCAGGATATCCAATAGCAGAAGGCAATCGAGTGATAATCCCTTTTTTGAGCAATGAAATTGCTTCAGGGCTTCCCTTTTCTGTCTTTAGCTGGTTATTAGCGGCTACAGCGAATGCCAAATACGCTCTTTCTCCAAGAGTTAACGAATCAAACAAATCCCGAACGACTTTTTCTTCTCTGTCCTTACGCCGCTGAGCAGTTGATGCCTCAATTCTTTCAGTAACAGCGTGATAAACGGAATTAACAACACCGTTAAGCACATAGCTAACGCAGAACAACAGGATGTAATACATCCAGTAATGAGGAAGTATTTCTGGATTATGCAGGTTTATCCATTCTTTTACGCTTACCGGCATAACAATAATCAATACGATCAGGATGATTAGCATATGAATCAACTGTTTAAGTGTCATTCCTTGCAGGAAAAAACGCATTAGCTCCTGCCACCATGAGTTGTTCATCGGCGATTCTCTTTTTGCTCTCTGTAGGGGTGAATAGAGTTTATCCGATTTCTCGCTGTAGGGGTACACGAGAACCACCGAGCCTGATGTGGTTAAAAGACAGGCACAATCCAGAATTTTTTACAGCAAGCCTCTCATCTAATCAGGTCGCAATGCGGCCTTTTTTATTGCCAAAATTTAAGGAATAACAACATGAATTCAGCAGATTTATCGAAGATTCTTGAAGAACACAAAGTGTGGATTACCTCAATGCGTGAGAGCGGATCGAGAGCCGACCTGTACGGTGCCGACCTGCGCGGTGCCGACCTGCGCGGTGCCAACCTGTGCGATGCCAACCTGTGCGGTGCCAACCTGTGCGGTGCCAACCTGTGCGATACCAACCTGCGCGGTGCCGACCTGTACGGTGCCAACCTGTGCGGTGCCAACCTGTGCGGTGCCGACCTGTACGGTGCCGACCTGCGCAGTGCCGACCTGCGCGGTGCCAACCTGTGCGATGCCAACCTGTGCGGTGCCAACCTGTGCGGTGCCAACCTGTGCGATACCAACCTGCGCGGTGCCGACCTGCGCGGTGCCAACCTGTACGGTGCCAACCTGTGCGGTGCCGACCTGCGCGATGCCAACCTGTGCGATGCCAACCTGTGCGGTGCCAACCTGTGCGATGCCAACCTGTGCGATACCAACCTGCGCGGTGCCGACCTGCGCGGTGCCGACCTGTGCGGTGCCAACCTGTGCGGTGCCGACCTGTACGGTGCCGACCTGCCTGATCTCACTTTCGTAATCCTGGGTGAGAAATACTTCATAAGTATAACGAACGGTGAATATGTACGAGCAGGGTGCCAGAACCACACAGTTGAGGAATGGAGAAAATATAGTAAGCAGGAAATTACTGAGATGGATGGTCGTAAAGCTCTAAAATTTTATCCACGATTGCTTTCGATAATTGACTTTTACCTCGGGGCCGGAGAATGGCCTGATTGGGTTTAAAGCGATGGGGAGGAGTGATGGAAATAAATAAAGAGCAGGCATCAGAAATTATCAAACTTATCGAACAAGCATTACTTGATGGGTTTGATGATGAAATTTTGGTTTCGCTACACGAAAGTCTTACCAAATTTGTCAGCGAATAAGCACCGATAGCAGATTTACGAGTCTGCTATGTGAGCAATTTCGCTCGTAACCAAACGAGGACGACGACTCGTTCTGGTTAATCGAAAAATCATCCCTTGATATTATTTGCCGCTCGCAGTCAGGGCGGCTTTTTTATCGCATATCCACAGCGCTTCATATCGAGGCGTTTTAGCTATGCCAATAAATGAAAATGGAGAATCCCACGATGACATTTACTATCGCGGGCGGTGCCGTCATGGGTATCGCACACCTTAATGAATCACTTTTAGAGCGTATCACCAGAAAATTACGGGCCGGATTGAAACGTCTCGGTGAAATTCTTAATCAGCCAGGAGTGCCACGCCATGACCATTACGCCTGTTAATGGAACAATTCTTGTTCAGCAAGGAAACAGGGAGTTCAACAAGCTATATGAGAAAGTATTTCCGGATACAAAACAGGGAATGTCTGATGCTTATACATGGGCTGCCGGAATAGCTCTTGGTTGGGATAAGTGGCAGGACGAAGAATGGGAGGCGCGTCATGTTGCATGATTTTGATGATGAAGAATTTATTGCTCTCATTTCTCCTAAAATTGAGGAGGAAGTGGAGCAGCAAATTAACTTAGCCGCAGAACGGCAGAATCCGGTTATTAGCTGGGATGAATTTGCGGGGTATTACTCATGAATCTGGATCAGTTAGATGAACCGTTCGCAGCTGAAGATATCGAATGGCGAATACAGCAAAGCGGTAAAACACGCGATGGCAAAGTGTGGGCTATGGTGCTGGCTTATGTCACGAACAGGGCAATCATGAAACGCCTGGACGATGTTTGCGGCAAAGCAGGATGGCGCAATGAATATCGCGATATTCCCAACAACGGTGGCGTTGAATGCGGCATATCAATCAAGATTGGTTCTGAATGGGTAACCAAATGGGATGCTGCTGAAAACACACAGGTAGAAGCCGTCAAAGGTGGTCGCTCCGGCGCAATGAAGCGTGCTGCCGTTCAGTGGGGAATTGGTCGGTATCTGTATAACCTTGAGGAAGGTTTTGCGCAGATATCCAGTGATAAGAAACAAGGATGGCACAGGGCCAAACTGAAGGATGGAACAGGATTTTACTGGCTCCCTCCATCGCTGCCGGACTGGGCCATGCCAGCCTCATGCAATCAACCATCACCAGAAAATACCAACCAGAAATCTCCATCGGTTGACTGCGAACAAATCCTGAAAGACTTCAGCGATTATGCAGCAACAGAAACTGACAAGAAAAAGCTAATTGAGAGATATCAGCATGACTGGCAATTATTGGCTGGTCACGATGATGCGCAGACAAAATGCGTTCAGGTAATGAATATCAGAATAAATGAGCTTAAACAGGTGGCTTAATGAGAAGATTAAACATAACTCCAGCGGAGATGGAGTCAGTTTGCGGTCGCATGGTAGCTTGCCGTGCAGCAGAACATCTGGGCCTAAACATAAATCAGTTTTATTACATAGCAAAAAAACTGTCATTAAAAACGGCATTCGTTAAGCCAAGATGGAGCGAAGACGAAGACAAAAGAATGCAGGCGCTTATCTCATCAGGCTATACACAAAGAAATGTAGCAAAAATTCTCGGGCGAAGTGAAGAGTCGGTAAAAAGCAGGCTATCACGTTTACGAAAGAAATAGCCCTATCCCTACCACATTATTCGGATAACCTACCCCGGAGTAAATTATGCCTGCACCTCTATATGGGGCGGACGACCCGCGCCGATGTTCCGGCAATTCCGTCTCGGATGTGCTGGATAAATTCAGAAAGAACTACGACCTGATAATGTCAATGCCGCAGGAAACGAAAGCAGAAAGAGATTTTCGAAATTCAATCTGGCTAGCTGAGCGTAACGAAAAAGAACTCATCAGGCAGACATCAATACGACCATTCCGCAAAGCAATATATACAAAATTCATTGAAATCGACCCGCGCCTTAAAAATTACCGCTCACGTTATGGCGCTATCAGTAATGACTGAGGAATTTACCATGAGAGGACTTGCATACAATCCCGGCATTCTTCCGGCAGAAATGATTATTCGCCAACGCGTAAAGCCAATGCCATCGAGAGAGGAATTGCTTAAGAGAAATTCTTTTCCGTCAGTAAATCAAAACAAATATCTGAATGAGATGTGGCGGAGTGGGAAGAAATGAAACAAATGACACTAATTGAGATGGATGGATTTCTGAAAGGTAAATGCATCCCACGAGATTTAAAGGTTAACGAAACAAACGCTGAATATCTGGTGCGTAAATTTGCTGAAGCGGAGGCCAAGTGCGCGGCGCTGGCAGCGGAGAATGCGGGGATGAAACACGCAATGGCCGTAACTCTTGAGCATGTGTCGGTCACGGATGCAGGGCAGGCCGGAGTTGCTGCAATGATTATCAACGATGCCCTACACCACAGCGAAACTCCAGCTACCGATGCATTCCTGGCTGAAGTGTGGGCGCAGGGGGTAGAGATGTTTGCTGACAATCTGTTGTGTCCAGACCTTGATGACACTATCCGTGACTTTGCTGCCCAGCTTCGCAAAGGAGGCAACCAGTGAGTGTATGTCTTATTGATAAACGTCGACGTGGGCAACAAATACCATCTGTTGAAATGCCGAATCACACATGGTTTTGCGTACTTGATATCGATGGTATGGATACGTTGATCGACACTCGTCATTACTGCGATACCGCAACAGCTACTCCTGCAAAAGCAAAGAAAATGGCTGCTCTGATAGAAAACTGGACTCCACCTGATGGTTGGTGCAATGGGAATGATCGAGATTGGCACGAAAAAATGAAGGGCTATATCTGCGATTTTTTACGTAAATGCAACGGATTCATGGTGATGTGACATGAGCGAGATTAACTATCAGGCCCTGCGTGAAAAGGCAGAGAAAGCAACGTGTGGTGTGTGGTCGCTCGAATATGGAGAGGGCCGATTTGATGGTGATGATGCACTAATTCATCGCGAGGCTGCTGGATATATTCCCATTTGCAGAATTGAAGGAGCGCATCCTGAAAGCGGTTTCGATGAAGATTTCCAAATGGAACAGCAGGCCAATGCTGAATTCATCGCCGCAGCCAGTCCAGCTGCCGTGCTGGCACTACTGGATGAACGGGAAGCAGCCAAAAAGCGCATTGCAGAACTGGAAGCACGGACGGTCAACTTACCAAAACGCAGCGTTGGTGAGGTCATGCACCTGAGCGGATTCAGCCGGGATTACGCCGAGGGTTGGTGTGCTGGTAATGACAATGCGATGCACGAAATACGCGCCGCTGGGATCAAGGTTAAGGAGTCGTGATGTCACAGCAAACAATTTTGGACATGTGCTGCGGCTCTCGCATGTTCTGGTCCAACAAACAGGATTCCCGCACCGTGTTCGCCGATATCCGTGCCGAAGAACACACATTGTGCGACGGTCGCCGTCTGGTTATCAGTCCTGATTTGATTGCTGATTTTCGCGCGCTACCGTTTGCTGATTCGTCGTTTCCGGTTGTGGTGTTTGATCCGCCTCATCTGGAACGTGTCGGTCAAACGGCCTGGATGGGTAAAAAATACGGGCACCTGAATAAAAAAACATGGCGCGCGGATATTCGCGCCGGGTTTAAAGAGGCATTCCGCGTATTGCGGCCACACGGTGTACTCATTTTTAAATGGAACGAAACGCAGATTCCGGTAAGCCAGATTTTGGCGCTGACGGACGTAAAACCAATTATTGGCCAGCGAACCGGGAAGAACGATAAAACCCACTGGATTATTTTTGTGAAGGACTAACCCATGACTACTATTACCAAAGAACGTATTGAATTGTACGTTAAATCGCCGCTTGAAAACGGGCTTACCCGTGGTGAACAAATGGATCTGGCGCGTATCGCGCTGGCATCGCTGGAAGCTGAGCCAATTGGCTATATGAATCGCTTTACAGGGCGCGTGTTCAGTCTTGACGAACAACCAGGCGCTGACACTGACACAGATGTTTATGAGCCAGTATATGCCGCTCCGCCCGCGCCGGTAGTACCGGATGGTTACGCACTTGTACCCGTCGAACCTACGGACGAAATGATAGCTGCGGCGATGAACTGCGAAGATGTGATGTTCAATAGCGATGAGTCATTCTGCGTACAGTTCGGTAATATCTACGAGGCCATGCTCGCAGCAGCACCGCAAAAATAACAATCCTCGCACTCGCGGGGATTTTTTTATCTTAACTCGCTACGGCGGGTTTTGTTTTATGGAGCGAATGATGGTTCTTGTTATCAGTGCCACCTATCTTTGTCGCCGCGGGGATATTGATGGCGCGGTTTACGCAGGTATAGCAATTTTCGGATTTATTGAGCTTCTTGTAGAGATTGCTCTTCTCGCTTCAGTATTAGGAAAGTAACCATGGAATCACACAGCCTCACACTCGATGAGGCCTGTGCATTTCTCAAGATATCCAATAACCAGCCTTGCGCTGGTTTTTTCTTGCGTGAATTTGCAGAGGTAATGAGATGTACTTAACGCTTCCAGAATGGAACCAGCGACAGCCAAGGCCAAGAAGCCTTGAGACAGTTCGACGCTGGGTTAGAGAGTGTCGAATCTCCCCTCCTCCGCTTAAGGATGGAAGGGAGTATCTGTTTCATGAGAACGCAGTAAAAATCGACGTTAAAAATAAGCCAACAGGCAGACTTTTGAAGAGGATTAGAGATGGGAAGAAGGCGAAGCCATGAACGCCGTGATTTGCCTCCAAACTTGTATATCAGGAACAACGGTTATTATTGCTATCGAGACCCAAGGACGGGTAAGGAGTTTGGGTTAGGTCGCGACCGGAGAATCGCAGTAACAGAAGCAGTGCAGGCGAACATTGAATTATTTTCCAGCGCTGAGCGAAAAAGTCTTACGTCGCGGATCAATAATGAAGATGCAATGACTATGCACGCATGGCTGGAAAAATATGACAGCATCATATCAGTCAGAGGACTCAGGCCTAAAACACTTGCTGATTACAGAAGCAAAATAAGAGCCATAAAGGAGCGGTTTCAGGACATTCCATTGTCAGATATAACAACCAGGGATATTGCCACCATACTCAATGATTATGTTTCAGAAGGAAAGTCGGCCACATCAAAGTTAATCAGATCGACGTTGAGTGACATTTTCAGAGAAGCTATAGCTGAAGGCTTCATACACTCAAACCCAGTCACGGCCACAAGGGCCGCTAAATCTGAAGTTAAAAGGGTCAGATTAACCACCGATGAATTCATGAAAATATATGATGCTGCCGGGAAGCAGCCGCCATGGGTGAAACTGTCTATGGAGATAGCATTACTTACCGGGCAGCGTGTTAGTGATATCTGTGCAATGAAATGGGTTGACATTTCAGAAGGATTTCTACACGTACAACAACAAAAGACAGGAGCAAAACTGGCGATACCGGTAACGATTAAGCTTGATGCAGCTAACCTTTCGCTTTCAGATACGCTGAAGAGATGTAAATCACTTTCGCAAGGAGAAACAATAATTTCCTCTACACGAAGCGAAGCGCTTTCATCAGGGACGGTATCAAGGTATTTTATGCGCGCACGCAAGGAATCTGGACTTTCTTTCAGCGGAGAACCGCCAACATTTCATGAGATACGCAGCCTGTCTGCAAGGCTCTATGAGAAACAGTATGGCGAAAGATTTGCGCAGCACCTTCTCGGACATAAGTCTGATAGCATGGCTGCGCAATACAGGAACGATCGCGGGAGAGAGTGGGAGAGAATAGAAATCAGCTAG